AGGGGGAGAAAAAAAAAAAAAGGGAAAGAAGGGGATTTGAAGACACGCTGTTCAAGAATGGGATAAAAACCTATTCGATGAGCTGGTAGACAAGCACATCACAATAAGGGCAGCCAAGAAGAAAGGATACAAACAGCGAGAGATTCCACAAGGCTACATCATCGCCACCCAGTTGTTTGAAAAGCTTTCAAAAATATTGAAACCATCAAAAGGCAAAATGGCTTTGGCTGATTATCAAGCAGTGAAAACACCTCAAAAATATGGAAGACACTATATCCAAGAATGGGATGAAGACCTGTTTGATGAATTAGTGGAGAAATACGAGGAAAAAAGAAAAGTAGCAGTAAAGAAAATCAAAAAGCCTGTAATCTACGCAGGATTAAGCCCAAAAGAAATCCTTGAAAAGGCAAAGGAACTAAACCGAAAGGTAAAAGTTGTTCCAATGGGATATTCGCCGTCTTGGGAACGAGAGAAGAAGATAATTGTCGCTAAAAAGGAGGATTTAGACAAATCGGTATACAAACCGAAAGATTACAGCTTCCACACGCCAAAAGGGAATAAAATCCATGTTCCAGAGGGATACCTGAAAGTGAAAGATTTAAGAGAAAAATTCTTGGAGATAATAGGCTCATATGTTTTAAGGCTGGATGTGGAATATCGAAGCCGAGTGAATGAGCTTATCTTGGGTTCTGTAAAGGCTTACGAATGGAACGAGGAGATTTTCAAAGAAGTAACAAGCAATTATAAACGAAAAAAGAGATACAAGAAATGATAGTAATAACAACAATGCTGATTTTTTCCATAGTCATTGTGATTATAGCATGGTACAGAGATGTTAAGATGCTGGGAGGTCAGATAGAAGAATTAACCGAAAAATTAGAGCAATATGAAAACAATAAAACTAATAGCGCTGGTGCTGTTCCTATGCAACTGCAAAGCGAAAGACCCTTACAAACAATTCAAGAAAGAGCTGAAAACAAATAAATCAAGTAAAGAACAAGTAAATAAACATTTAGCATGAACATAGCAGGACAACACCTTACAGAATATCATAAAAAACTCTTGAAAAAAGAAGCCAAATACGAAAAGAAAGTAAGAACAAGAAGAATTGAAAGCCTTACCATTGAAGAGCATGTAAAAGTAAAATCCATTATGGAGCAGTTCTACTGCACGGTAGCCTTGCAAGTAGAGCTGATAGACGCACTGGATGAAATGGATATATTAAAGGGGTATCCTTTTATTGAGGATATTAGAGAGGCTGTTATTTTCTTGAATAATGATTTGTATTCCATTGTAGTAACAAACGAAGAAAGAGATTTAGAAAGACAAATGTTAGAGAAGAAAATGGAAAACATCGTTAAAATCATGCCTCAGCTCAACGCGAAGCAATTTGATATGCTGGAAGAGTTTATCAGGAATTTGAAATTTAAGAAATAATGTAATAAAATGGATAACCTCAATATTATAACAAAACTTTCGGACTGTACGGAAATATTAACAGGGAAAAACATAGACAAAAGCAAAACTAATGAGCAAGGAAATGGAACACCTTACATCACGGGGGCTTCGGATATTGTTAAAGGGCAGATTCAGTGCAGGCGCTTTGTAGTTGAAGAACAAATCAAAAACCCTACTATCGCAATAAAAGGCGATATTATCATCAGCACCGTGGGAACGCTTGGGAAAATTGGTATGATGACTATTGATAGGGCTGTTTTAAGCGGACACTGTGCGATTATCCGCCCGAAAAAAGGCGTAAGCCTTCCGTATCTGGTTGCCGCTGTTTCTCGATTGGTGCTTGATATTTGTCCAGATGATGAATTTTTATCAGGTTTTTCCAAAAAATTAGATATAGAACAGCTCAAGGATTTGAAATTAAGTCTCCCAAAACTCATCATTCAAGACTATATCGTTACGATGATGGCTCAAGTCTTATCCTTAACAATGGCGCTGGAGGCGAGCAAAGACACCATGGAAGACCACGCCCAGCTTATCGATTTGCTGGCTGAAAAATACAATCAGCTTCGTGTGAATTATAAAAGTAAAATCAAGCTTTTAGAAGATTTAGACAGTCATCTAAACCATATCGAAGACAAAGAATTAAAAGACATTCTTAACCATTTTAATGGCATTAAAAATAGATTAAAAAATATTTAAAAATGAAAATAAAAAAAGAGATTATCGACCTATTAGCAAGGTGCGAAGCTGAAGGACAAACACTTAGAATCACAGAGCAACTTGACCGAAAGACTTACGCACAACTTAACAAGGTGCTGACTGCCATCGGTGGCAAATGGAATGCCAAACAGAGGGTTCATTTGTTCCAAGAAGATGTTTCGGAAATGATAGAAAACATCATTAATACAGGCGAGTATTCCTGCATTAAAAAGGATTTTCAGTTCTTCCCAACTCCAATAGAGCTGGCGAGAAAAATGATAAAACTTGCCGAAATCAAGCCTGATGATATATGCCTTGAGCCGAGTGCAGGGATAGGAAACATCGCGCAATTTATGCCGAATTGTGATGTAATAGAGCTTCACGAAGACAATAGAAAAACACTTACCGAAAAAGGATTTTCGCTTGTTCACGATGACTTTTTGACTTTTGTTCCAGAAAAAAAATACACCGCTATTGTGATGAATCCACCATTCAGTAAAGGGCAGGATATCGCCCACACAACAAAAGCAATAGAGATGGCAGAGCGTGTGGTGGTGGCTGTTACCTCTGCTTCGGTAATGTTTAGAAACGACAATAAAACTGTTGCTTTTAGGGAATTAGTCGCGAGTTATGGAGGGATAATTGAAGAGCTTCCTGCGGACAGCTTTAAAGAAAGCGGAACCTCTGTTGGTACATGTTTAATCGTAGTAAAAAAATGAATAGAATAACATTATTTACAACTGGCTTTACACAGGTTTTTCTTGTTGTGTTGAACACTTACTTTATTACGAGGGAGTTCCTGCTTGGAATTATAGCGTGTGGCTTTCTTATCAGCTTTGTGTGGTCACACAATGTGAAGAAAATTGCCTTCGGGAGCGAGTGGGATAGAATTATTTATTCCCTTGGAGCGATGACTGGGAGTATCCTGGCATTTTACTTCGGGAAATTTATTTATTAAAGAACAATTTAAAATTTAAAAAAATGGAAACAATTTTTAAAGTAGGAGACAGGGTTTTTGACATCAGATTTGGTTGGGGAACAGTAGTAGATGATAATAGATGTTTACTATATCCTATAGGTGTACAATTTGATAGAGATGATTCACAAGAAATTATAGTTTATACAAATAATGGTATAAGTAATATCAGTGAAGAATTTTCTTTACTATCATTTACAGAATATACATTACAAGGATTTACTCAGGAAAGACCTGCAAATTATGAGGAGTATGTAGGTAAGTGGGGTAAGTTTTGGGCTGTGATTAAAGATGTTGGAATACAAAATACAGTTATAGGTCATTTGAGTGATTATAACGAAAATGATATAGAAGGTTTCCCTTTCGCATGTGAAGAAACGGGAGGGTATTATACAAACTTTGAACCACTAACAAAAGAACAAATAAAAATTTTAGGATTATGGATGAAATAAAAATAAGACCTGTTGTAGAACTATTAAAAGTCCTAAGAGACAATACTGATAAGATAGTTTTATGGCAGTCTCCATTAGATGGCATAGACGAATTAAATGCTTTTTATGAATTATTTAGTAGAGAAGAGAAATATATCTTGAAAGGTTTGTTAATAGAGTGGGGAGTGAAGCCTGATAAATATTTGGTGGAGCCTATATGGAATTTATTAGATAAAATGATTGAATATGAAACTGAGGAACAAATTAGATAGCATCCTAAAAGAATACATTAGATTGTTTGAAGAAAAACACGAGGTGTTCTTTGACTATGCCGTAGGAGATGATTTAATGGGACTTTTGTGCTTCGGAGACTATCTATTCACAACGAGAGATGTAATCTACGATATAGACAACGATTTACCCAAAAACCTCATCTTTCAGTGGCAGGATGATAGTTTTGATAGCCTTAAAAACCCTCAACACGCAAAAATAAACCTCCAATCCTACGCAATGGGATTAAGATTTGAACATTTAAATAAGTAAATTATGGAGTTAAGACCACAAAAAACAGAAAAGGGATTTATTATTATCCCAATGAATATGCAGCAATGTAGTGGAGTTTTTAATTCTCTTGCTGTTTGTGAATATTGCAATAAAATACCAAAACAAGGAATTTATGTCCCTGTATTAAACATGTATTTTGATGAAAAATGCTATGAAGAATGGTATAATGAAGCTGAATATCACCCTGAAGACAGCGACTATGAAAGAGAAACGGTTGAATATATAACATTATTACATAATACAAAAAAATCATGAGAATTGGCGTTACAGAACCTATAAACTATAAAGAACATATAGGAAGGTGGGGTAAATTTAATGACCATGATGAGGAAGATTGTAGTATATGTAAATTAAAAGATGTGAATCATAACGGTCAGTTTGTAGATTATTTAGGTAACAAATGGGATGAGTTCGAACCTCTGACAGATGAACAGGTTGAACTATTGTCTAAAATAACAAGAAACGCAGACCTTTTAATAAGTGAGGAACATCTTCCTTATCAATCAAATGTTTTGAGTGATTACGCTCAAGTATTTATAAACCATTTTGGGAGGAGATTTAATTCCGACAGACATTTCTTTGAAGTGGAAATCATATATTCGGAACAAGTAACATTTATGAAATTTAAAGTTATTCCACAGCCTTCTGAATTTAAAAATTCCATTCAATGGAATGAAAAAGAAAATGAAGAAGTTATTCATCTTATTTCTGAATTAGGATATGAAGACTTAGACGATGAGAGTTTATTGCAGAAAGGTATAAGAGGAATGGAGTCAGAATATTTTTATGTAGCGAGATTTAATCAATACAAATATTGGCAGCCTATAATGGCATATTTGGATATGTCGGATTTTATACATGAATTTTTTAAAATAACAAGAAGAGATTAAAAGTAAATTATGAACGATTCAGCATTTGAAGAAAAAGTAGACCACCCAAGCCATTACAACACTGGGAGGATTGAAGTAATAGATTTTATAGAAGACCAAAACCTCAACTTTAATTTAGGTAACGCTGTGAAATACATCAGCCGAGCAGGAAAGAAAGACCCAGCAAAGTTCAGAGAAGACTTGGAAAAAGCCATTTGGTATCTTAACCGAGAATTAGCAAAAAATAGCGAGGTATAAACTTCGCTATTTCTTTTTCCTGAAAATTACAACAAGACCAACTGGTTTTGAAAAATAACGCTGATATTTTCAATAAGAGAAAATAATACAATTTTTTGCAAAAATTAT